ATCGATAGTAGCTACAAAATCTGGAGAGGCGCCCGTTACTGAAAGAGATAGGTTTGTTCCGAAATTAAGTGTTGGAACATTTGCACCTTCCTGAGTTCCGGAATCTTGAATAAAAGGTATGCCAGAAGCGGCATTAATAATTGCATTCTCATCGATCGTAACTCCAGAAAGAGTTAAATCGGTTCCGTCCCATAAAATATATTGAGATACGTCTCCAAAAACAAATCTTCCATTATTAAGGTCAATGTGTGCCCCTGATTCACTGCCTGAAGGCGCTGAATTCGCATCAGGAATTGAATTTACTCCGGAATTTCTCATGCTTCCTGCAGTCATAGTACCAAAATCGGCACTAATTGCTGAAAGCTCTGCAACGGTTATAGCATTTGCATCTACAGTATTAGCAAACATTATTGTAGATACTATTGAGTTAGAGGTTATAGCGTCGGCAGTAATCGACCCTGCCGCTATTTGATCGGCGGTAATCTGATTCGCCGCTATTTGATTGGCGGTAATTTGATTTGCCGCTATTAGATCGGCGGTAATTTGATTTGCCGCTATTAGATCGGCGGTAATTTGATTTGCTGCTATTAATTCTGCAGTGATACTATTTGCAAGAATATGATCAGCATTAATTAAGTCTACCGTCATTAACGTAGCCACTATAGAGCTAGAACTAACATGACGAGCTACAACACTATTTGATGCAATTAACGCGGCATAGATTTGATTTGCAGCTATTAGAGCAGCGGTAATTTGATTTGCCGCAATTTTGTCAGATCTAATAGTTCCCGTAACTACTAAATCTCCGCTAATGACTTCGTTTTGCTCATTCCAAGCTGTTCCATCGTAAATCCATACGACCTGACCTGTGGGATTTGCTTCTAAGCCCGTATAGAAAAATACTTGGTCGCCTTTAGAGGGACTGCCTGGACGATCTGACCAAGCATCCCAAGCACTTTGAGCGGCTGCAGAAGTGCTTGGTAAATTAGTTACAGGAACATTCCATCTTCCCGCGCTTCTAGTTCCTCTAATAGCTTTGGTAAAAGTTTGATCTTTTGTAAAAGTTACTAACCCTTCTACACTGATTAAAAATTGTATAGAAGCTTCTAATTCTGTAGCGCTAAATAAGCTTGCATTTCCTACAGTCGCTGTCGACCCTGTATGAGTAATCGTTCCCGCTTGTATATTGTTTTGTGCATTGACACTAAGATTGAATTCTCCAGGGCCAGGAGAACCTGAAGTAGCAGAAAGAAGATTAGCACCCTTGCTTACCTGTACTGTAGTACCAGAATTATCGAAAGATATTACGTTATATTCTGTTGGACTGACCGACTCATCTGTATCTGAAGAAAAAGACACCGCTTCATTAGAAAAATTAACTACATAACCGTCGTCTCCTTTGGTCTGTACGAAAATATCAGCTGAATAAATATTTCCGGCTCTGCTTATTTCTGCGAGAATTACATCTTTTGAAAAGTCGGGAGCTACTGTTTGTTTAAAACCAAATTTTGCTGTTTGAGTACGTAAAAATGGGTACTTAACAACCATAGTTTCATTATCGGTTATTTCTACAATTTCTCTATATTCAGACTCAGCGACTTCCGTTCCCGCAGAAGAGTTTGCCGAAACTTTGATAAAATCACCTTCAGAAAAATCAGAAGTAAATGTAGTGGAAGAGCCTGTAACAATATTACTACCAAAAACTGTATTTACTGTTCCTGAAATAGCTGTTAATCCATTAGTTAAAGACCCTAAGTCTTTAATATAAGTAAAACGAGTAATATTTCCGTCAGGATCTTCATTTGTATTATCTATGTGAAGTTGGACCGCTTTCCAAGGGTCTGATCCTGCTTCAGCAGACGATGCGTCGTAGAAAAAGTACCCAGTCTCTCCGTCAGCCAGAGAAGAAAAATCTTGTTGGTTAAATAATGGACTTCCGGCAGTAGAGAAAAAATCTACCCCTGAAGGAGGGCTGTAACTATATAAAGCATTTTCTATAGTTAGTAGCCCTGAAGACGAATTAAAAGAGACAGGAGAAGTAATAAAACCACCCTTGCTTACCCTACTAATTCTGCTGGTTTGAGGAGGAACTGTAAATATGGTTCTTGTAACATTTTTAGGTAGTGATTCTGTTTGAGGATCACCATCATTTAAAGTTATAACCGTAATTCTATAAGTTCCAGCTTCAACTCCCAAAACCTCTAAAGTATTTTGACCTGCAGGAACTATGACAGTCTCTGTATCAAATTTATTTTTACCTCGTAAAGCATGAATAACTTTGTATCCACCTAAAAATCTATAAGGAATGGTGGACGTAACTCCTAAAGAGTCTGTAAAAGTTTCTACGGCCGGGCTCCAGTTAATTACAGCTTTGGTTGAGCTTCCTACTGATTCTTCGCCAAAAGACCCCGTATTTTCTAAAACTACGGAAACGGTTCCTACTTCTGGAGGAATTTCATTGCGGCCTGCTTCGGCAACATATTTTGTAGTAAAAACAGGTTTATCTATTTCTATTTCGTCAAACTTTTCTCTAAGGTATTGAGTTGCGGCAATGCTATATTTATAACCATTCTCTTCTGTTATTCCAGCTATTCTAAATTCTTTTATCTCTTGTGTAGAAACATCTTCCTGTCTACTAATAGCCCATATAGTGTCTTGTTCGGGGGCTGAAGTAAAAGCCCCTAAAACTGTAATAGTAGAAGCACTAGTACCCGAATTTGTAATTTCTTTGACTTCTACTCGAGTATTTTTGCTGTACTGTACTACTACAGGGTCTCCATTGTCGTCCAGTAAATTTATACCTTGCTCTTCTCCAATCAGAGGTTGGGCAGAAGAATCTTCTAATAATAAAGCTCCTCTTTCATATGTTTGACCATTTATAGTAGCCGATTCTTGCTGAAGAAAGAAAGAAGGCTCTGTAAATATGAGGTATAAATTACATTCTGTTCCAAGAGTTCCAGAGCCTGGAAAATCTACTAACCTATCTAAGTTAATAGAAGTAGTAGTAGACCCTGTAGATACTCTACCGCTAGCCTCTATATTTAAATTGTTTTTGTCCTGAACATTAATAATATCTCCAGGACGCAGAAAAGAAGCATTAATAGAAGTAGTAAAACTTACTATCTCCGTTTCTTTGGTATCTGTTGCTAGGTGCCAGTTGCCAACTCTTCTAGCCTGCCCTTGAGAAGTACAGCCAAAAGCTACTACATCTTTTGAAACTATTCTGTTTTGGGAAAGTATATTAGCGGTATCATCTATAGTTAAAACGGTTTGTTTATAGAATTGAGTTGGATCATTCCAACTTACGTTTACTTGATTAATTCTAGCTCTTTGTCCTGTATAAGTATAATCAAAAAGCCCATTCTCTACATTGCCTTGTGTAAAAGTATATACAGGTTCTTTTGGTTTATCCTGAACGGAGGTAATTTTACCATCTATCCAAAACATCATTGAGCGAAAAGTACTATTTAAATCCTTTAGTACTTTGTACGCCTCTTCCTGAGACTTTAAATATACATTACAAGAGAAACGAGGTTCTAAACCTCCTTTTCCGTCTGGAACTAGCTCATCACAATAACGACCAATCTGATATAGAGCAAAAATGTCTATATCAGAAGTTTTTAAAAAATCTCCAAGACCGTATCTTGTATTAGTAAGAATATCATAAAAAACCCACGCAGGATTATTAGTGTAAACTAACTCTTGCCTAAACCCGCCGGTCCACGGTTGATAAGAAGACTCTCTATCTCCTGTTGAACTGTTTCTAGTATATTCTGCTTGATTACTAGAAAGCTCTTCTCTTGTAATGTAGTTATCTGGAACTGCGATTTTTTTACCGCGAAGGTGGTAAGCTCTAGAAGGTGGGGAGCTGAAATCTTTTGCAGAAAAAGCACTAACGGCGTAGGCTGTTCCTGGGTAGGAGAAAAGATCGGTTATACTAGCAGTAACACTCTTAATCACGGCTTTTGCTATAAAAGAATTATTATTATAAGTGTATTCTCCTACTTTAGAAGGAGATACTCTTCTTATCTCTATTTGCCAATCAAATAAAGGTTTATAATCTTTTAAGTCGATTTCGTAACTTACGATAAAGCTAGTATTTTGCCCTTTTTTAGATATAAGAGCGTCCCCTCTACTTCCTTTAGGCACATCTCTTCTATAACGCCCTGAATTCTTTCGTTCGTAGAAATTTTTATATTGGTCGAACTTATCATATGCAGAAGAAGTTTCTCCATCTCCCTTCTCCCAGTAGTATGTTCCTCCCAAATTTATACCATCTATAAAGTCCGAACCTCCATAGTCAAAACCATGTATAAGTTCTTTGGTAAAATTAGATTGAGTAGAAGAAGTTTTATAAAGCAGTATAATTTGAAACTCAGCATAAGCATTCCTACTTTCTCCATCCCTTCCATTTAATTGTAAACCTCCAGGAAACTCTATATTTACTTGTAATTTATCTATTTCTTGTACAGAGTTTTGCCCAAAATTAAAAGAGGTAGAGCTAATGGGAGTAGGGGCTTGATTTCCTCCAATAGTGCCTAAACTACAAAAAGATAAATCTTGCCCAACGCCAATAATATAGGAGGCTGAAGGAGTATTATTACTCATCCTGAAAGGTAGTTGAGTTATTGAGCCTCTTTTTACATAAGACCACGCATTATCATATGTAGTATTATCATTTTGATTGTTTATAAAACTAGAGTTTGTACTTCCAGAAGAAAGCTTTGCTCTCGCTTGGGTTACATCAGTTTCCACTGCGGAGTCGAGAGTAGCAGTATCTGAGGAGCCTATACTTACTAATTTTTTTACTTCGTCTACAGAGACTGCCGCACCAAAGCTTACAGAAGTGCCAATAGGAGGATATATAGTAGCAATTTCATCAAAAGAGCCTGTAAATCCTGTAATAACCCCTGCATAGTCCCTGCCGTCTGGCCCCGCTCCCTCAATTCGAAGAGTATGCTTTACATTATCTATTATTGAAACTTTTCTAGCATCACTTCTAAAGTGCTTAGTGTGTTTTTCTAAGAAGAAATTGGACGTTGCTACAGTGATTTCATCGGAACCTGCGGAAACATTAGAGTCTAAAGTAGTAGCTCTACCTGCTCCCTGAATTTGAATATATTTATCTGGGCCTCTTCCTGCTAAATCAATGCCTGCAAATAAACCATTAGCATTAGTAATAGAAGTGCCAGATACATCTATAAATCTAAGCCCCCCTTGCAGGCTTATTACGGTCTCTTCCGAGGATAAAGCTACTCCGTTATAATAAATACCGGATTGTCCACCAACTACCCCCTCTATTTCACCTTCAGAAATTAAGTCAGTTATTGTTCCATATTGATTTTCTGTTATTTTTGGCATTTATATTCCTTAACCTATAACCTGAGCACCTATTTTTTCTATTTCTTCGGGAGAAATAAAAGATGAAATTAGTTGGGCCTGTTCATAGCTTTGTGCACTAGCCAATCCAGAAGACCCAGTAATTGGAAATGTAAACTCTCCCAGTTGAATTTCTGCCTGAGGATAAATCGGGGAAGAGCTATAGTAAGTGCTTATTGGAGCCCCTCCAATCACAAGTTCTCCATATAGAATTGGTATTGGAATTCCTTGTGCGACAGTATTTGCGGGACCATTAAATAAATAACTTTCTCGACTGTCCGGTTCTGTTTCAGGTCCGGGGGCTAAAAGTTGAGTGACTCCGTTTAAGCCAAGATTTATAGCGAGAGCAGTTCCTACCTTAGCGACAGTCGCTGCTGCAGCATAATATGCTGCTCCCGCCTCTGCTGAACCTGCAGTATAAACAGCAAGGTCCCCTAGTCCTGTTAAAAAGCTACTCGCTCCCGCAGTAGCCACCGCTAAAACAATTGCTGCGAGTATTTTAGCTCCTCCTGATTTGGAACCTGCCGGAACTTCTGTAATAATAATATCTTCATTGTTTAAAGAGAGAAGAAGCTCTTCTGGTTCTTGTAAAAATTCAGAACCTCTTTTAATGTCAAATCCCACACCACTTTCGTAAGCTTGAATTAAATAGTTACGAAAACCTGGAGTCTGGCACTCGATTAATTTAAAAATATCTCTAATAGTATTGCAATTTGTATTCCACTTCTCACCAAATTGAGCAATACCGCCATTTAAATAAACTGTTTGCATCTTACATATCTCGTTACGTGCTGACCCCAACCGGAGTGTAATGATTCTCTACAAGAGAGCCTGTTTATAGCGTGGTGAAGAAAAATATCTTCTCCCAAATATATGCCACAATGATTTGGAACATTACAAAATACATTAAATATTATACCGTCATGTTTTTGTGGGCTTTCTACTTCTACAAAGCCGAAACTTTCAAATAGAGTATCAAAATAATTTAATCCCTTATCCCACCAGTCGTCTTCAAAAAGAATAGTTGGAATATCTAAGTTTAGTTCTTGTTTATAATAATCTCTAACTAATGAAAAACAGTCGCTCTGCCCAAAACTATAATCTCTACCTAATAAAGGATTTCTTAACTTTTTAGGGGTATATTCGTATTTTTCAAAACTTGGTAAAGAATATATAATAAAAGGTATACCCAAAAAATCACTAGTTTTTTTGTCGTAATCACTCGGCTCACAGCTAGAATCTGGATGGCTATGTACTATTGCATATATATCACCAGAAAGGCTAGCTTTTATGTAGTCTTCTGCCGAAATTATAAAGTCTTCCTTTTTGTTTTCTGCTACATTCTCACAGGGAACCCAATAAATTTTACCCTTTTTATTAACTAAGAGGCCGCAGCCCTCTTCTGGATAAATTTCTGACAAGTATTCTAATATCTCTTTATCTTTGTTGTGCACCCGGAAATCCGCCAAATCTAAGATGGTTGTTATTTTGATCTACATTTGCGCCGCCTACAGGAGCATTTCCAGTTTTTGCTCTGTAACGCAATGCGCATGAATTTACTCTTTTTCCGCATTTGTCCCCTGCAGTCCAAAAAGCCCCTTCCTGAAAACTTTCAGCCCCATAAACATGAGTCTTTTTAACTCTCCATAAAGTACCTGAATCTAAAATATTAGTATTATGCCTGGATTCTTTATAGGTGTATACGGTACCGGAGAAAGAAGTCTCATAGACTCTCACTCTTCTCCAGTTAAAATTATCAGAGTCGGAAGGTGAAGATACTGGACTAGATTGGCTTTGCAAGGCTTGCCAGTAATCATTTGCAGAAATACTAGTAATGGTGCCATCTGCATTGACCCTATTTAGAGTTGTACTAGTGCTATAGTAAGAATTTTGTGTTACCGAAGAACCTACAGGATTAAATGTAGTACTAGCTGGAATTATATACTCATCAAACTCGTTTAAATAAACGGTTCCCCCTCCCTGACTAAGGTTTTGCCAAGTGCATCCTCCTCTTTTTTGAGCAAATCCTTTATACTGCCAAGTACATGCACCACCAACTACAGTTCTTCTAGGAAGTTGTATTCCTGCTAAATCGAAAGGAGCTGCCAACTCAAAAGTTGCAGAAATAATATTTTTGCTTTTAAGCCTATCTATTACATAAACCATCCTAGGGAACTCTACAGGAGCGTTTCCTGCTCCTGAATCGTTAGACTCTCCAACCAAGTATTTTTTTAAAGTACATCTTCGAGTCAATCTCTTACCTATTAAATCCTGATAGTCTAATCCGCCTATTTCATCAGAAAAAACACTTTCTATATTGGCTACAGTCATTTCTGGTCTTGAATAAGCGCCGTCCGAATTTATGTCAAATCCTTCCGCTTGAATAGGTATCGCTACATAAGTTAGCACAGTTCCTGAAGAATCTCTAAACTGAATTTCGGTTAGGTCATCATCTAGCCCTTTAAAAAAATGAGCGAAAGATCCTTCGGCATACTCTAAATCATATAGTATAATTAACTCTGAGCCAGGGTCTTGTTTTTGTACGGTTTTTATAATATCTGTCATGCTTCATATACTCGTCGAAAAGTTGCAGAACATGAATTAATTTCATTATTTACATAAATTTGGTTATAGTCTTCACACACGACTTTAATTGTGGTCTCTCCGCCTCCTCCGTCAGGGTCTGGAAAAGTAAAGTCAAAAGCAGTAACGCCTGCTTGAGCATCAAAAAAATCTACAATGTCGTCAATTTCCTGTTTTGAGCGATTATTGAAGGAGATTGCAAAATTTTGGGTTAAGTTATTAATCCCGTCTTGAAGACGTTGTTCATAACCATCTCCAAAAGAAACTTTGAGAACTCGAGGTTTAGTAGATTTTCTTAGATTTTTATCTGGATTTGCAAACCCCGTTACTCCTCCGACATTAACTCCAAGTGCCATTATGCTGCTCCATACGGACTAAGTATTCCGCCCGGCCTTTTCTGTCTTTGTAACTCTTCTTGCACTGCGCCAGCGATTAATTTGCCTAAGTTTGCTCCCTGCTGTCCATCGCTTTGGCTATCAGTTTGTGAATTTCCTTGACTGTCCATAGAAACATTCACAGTTACATTATTATTTTGACCCGCACCGTTCATTGAAACTGGAATTGCTTTTCCATCCGGAAGAGGTACAACGGCTTCGTTCATCTTACCTTCGCCAACAAGCCCTAGTGTTGGACGATTAACAATTCCTCCGTTCGCATATCCAGTAACTCCTCCAGGCATGATACCTCCAGAAGCTGCCCCAAAAATACTTTTTAGAGTACTTCCAAAACCACCGTCCCCACTTAATATAGCTCCAATAAGCATAGGAATAGAGCTACTAAATAGGTCAGCTCCTTTCTTTAAAGTAAAAGAAGATTCTTTGTTTGTAAGGGCAGTATTCTCATTTTTGTCCGCATTTGAAGTTTCTGTTGTAGCTACTTCTTCTAAACGCTTATAAGCAGTTTCACCTACAGGTTGGGGTACTTTTACTCCCAAACCTTTATTTAAACCCATTTCCGAATAAAGAGCTTCTAAATTATCCTTATCAAAATCTCCTCTACCAAGAATAGTATCCCAGTTTTTGTTTGGAGTATCAGAAACTAGACTTGTATCTGGCCCTCCTGGAAAATTAGTTACAAAAACTCGAATTCCGTCCCGTTTCTCCTTATCTACTAGATGCTTAAGAGCTACTTCCGTACCCTCAAGACTGGTATTTATTTTTGCGGTAATCGCTGTACTTAATCCATCACCACTCACTACTCCCTGTCTGTTAAGCTGTAATTGGGCTTCCTGGCTCCTTAAAGTTTCACTACCATAAGTACTTCCTATAGGATTTTTCTTGAAATTTTCGAAACTTGCACTCTCTGATTTAAAAGCTTCTTCAATCTCTCTTCTTATTGCTTCTCCTCCAGATTCAAGAGTTTCAAAAAGTTCTCTATTTCTCTTTTGTTCTTCTGTCTCTTTCTTCCCGAATAGGCCGCCTATAATGTCTTGAGTAAGTTGACTAGATAATTCTTTTGCTGCAGCTTCGAGAGAAGTTTTAACGGTTTTTAAAACTGCATCTTTAAAAGACGTTTCGTCCCCAGTAATTAAATCATATATATTAGTATTTAATCCGTTTTCAATCCCTTGTTTAAGAGCCATACCAAGTTTATATGCTCTATCTTGTTGAGTCTCTAATAAAGCGATTTGAGCTTCTAATAAATTAATGTTTTGCTTCTGTATAGCTAACTGAAGCATTTCTTGTTCTGTAAGTTTTTCGCCCTCAACAATTTTTGATCTAATAGAATTAATTAATATATTTTCTTGTGTTAATTTTTCTGCAAGTAGGTCGTTTAATTCTTTTTCAGCTTTTAGTTGAGTTAGCTGCAAGCTAGTAGCCCCTTTAGAAAGATTTAAAAAGGCTATTTCTCTACCTGTTTTTGCAAGGGAAATCTGTTGTTCTATACGAAGCTGCTCTCTTAGTATATCTAGTTGACGTAAATTTGTTTTTAAAATTTTTAAATCTTCTGAGCTCATATTTTGAAGAACTTCTAAACCTTCCTGAGTAAGTTCTACAGAAGAGCTTCTTTGTTTGTTTGCTTTAAAAAATAATTTTTCCGTTAAGCTGAATTCATCGGATAAATCTTGTAAAGGACTTGTTGGCAGCAAATTTTTAAAAGCATCCTGTATCTTGGGACCTATAGATTCTGCTGCTTGAATATAGCCCTGCACATTAGTTATTAAATTTTTTAATTCTTTGTTGGCCTTTTTATACTCTTCTATTTGTTCGGCTGTAATAATATTTCCAGTCATTAGAGCGTTATTAAGTTTACCTACAGCAGCTCTATACGTATTTACACTGTTTCCGCTTAATTGTAAGCTATTAATAGCTTCGTATCTTTGATTAATATACTCCGCTAGAACTGTTTGAGCGTCTCCTACAACATTGTTTAGTACTCTAAACTCTTTTTCGTCTTCTTTTGAAGAAAATACATAACTGAATCCGTCGCCTATTGCATTTTTTAGTTTTCTCGAATTGCCTTGTAGGTTTAAAATATAATTGTTTGTTTCTGCTAATCTTTTGTTATAATTATCGAGAAGAGCTAACTCATCGTCTAATTCTTGGGTTCTTATTAGATTCCCAAAAGCAGTAACACGAGCCAAACTAACTTCATATGTTTTATTAGCATTTTCACCTAGAATTCTTTGTGTCTCTGCGAATTTTTTAAATTCTTCGTTTGTTTTTGCAAAATTCTCTCTTAGTTTTAAAAGTTTTTCACTTATACGTTCCATTCCTAACAAAGATTTTATTGCATCTTTAAATGCAGCAGGCAAAAGATCAACAGCTATTAAAAGTAAACCGCCTACACTGGCTATTCTAGTTATTGTTTTTACAAAAAAGTTTGCAAATTTTTGTACAGCGGCAGTTACTGTTTGTAAACTTCTTACAGCCATCTGCTGAAATTTTACCCAATGTAATTTCCAAGCAGAAGTAGTTCTAGCAATGCTCTCTTTAGTTTTGCCCTCTAAAACCGCTACTGCTACTCTCATATCTTTGAAGTTATCAATAAAAGCTTGTCTAGTTTCGTTAGACATATTAGAATATTCATAAAGACCTTTAGTAGCATTTTTAATGTTTAGATCAATTGTAGATAGAGAAAGTCTACCGTCTTTTGCTAATTTTTTAAAACCATAAGCGCTTATTCCCGTTTGATCCCCGAGTTTTAAAATATTACTAGTAGCTTGATCAGCTAAAGCGTTAGCGGCACCAAGATCATTTTTTAATTCTCCTAGCTGCGTAAGATCTATATTTAAAGAAGTATTAGCTTTATCTAGTTTGTTAGAAAAATTGTCTAGGCCGGTATTCATTTTACTAAAAAATTCATCTGTTTGGGGAACGATCGTCCTAAAAAACTTACTTAATAAGGGTGCTGCTAGTAGTAATGTTGCAAAAGGATTGAAGGCGGCGAGTTCGGCTAGGGGTTTTAGTATAAAATTTGCCCCTTTCTTAATACCATTTATAATGTCATCAAAGGCTTTTCCAAATTGATTAAAAGTGTTTACTGAAGGTTTTGTAATTTCTACAATTCGTGAATACTTGCTTTCTGCTTGAGCTAGAACGTCATTAGCTACCGCCTGTGAGCGTTCAAATGAATTTAAATCTTCTGCATTTTTACCTAAAGCTCTTGCATATTCTTCGGTCGCATCTTTTAACCGAAGAATAATACCAAGTTCATCTAAAAGTTCTGGTTCTGCTTTAGTAACACCTCTAACAAGTCGATTAAAAGAATCAGTTACATCTCGCCCTAGAATTAAAGAAACGTCTTTGGCGGCGGTTCCTAGTTTTTGTAACTGAGAAGGGCTTAAACCAGAAGCAGTACCAATTGCAGCAGCTTGAGCAGCATCTCGAAAGTTTATTTGAGATTCCGTTGCTTCTATTATTCTTTCCGTTAAAGAACCTAAAGCTACACCAGTTGCGGAAGCATAAGCAACTTGCCCCTCTTGTAAAGCTACTAAATCTCCTGCATCGCGTAAAAATCTAAAAGCTGCACCAATGGCAAAGATCTGGGCAGCTAAAGCGGCATATGCTGGAACTATACCTGAAGAAATACCTTGAGCCTGTTTAGCAAAATTTTTAGACCCGTTAGAAGAGGCTTGAGCTACGCCTTTTAATTGTCTATCGGCAGTCTGAGCACTTTTGCCAACCTTATCCAAACCTGCGCCAAGTTTTTGAGCAGATTTCTCCGTGAGGCGCATTGTCCCATCGTCATCTACAACTATACTTACTTTAACTGTTTTTGCCATTATCCCTGCACATTATGGGTGTACTGTTTACCACCCGCTTTGGCCCTTCTCTCTTCAGCCTTTCTCTGTCTTTGCAGCTTTTCATTTGTAGCTTTTGTATAAAAACTTTCTATTTTTGAAATAAAGAAGACTACAATTTTTCTGTCTTCCACATCAAAAAGATCGAGAAAAAACTCAGCGCTTGACCAATCTTTTCCCATATAAGTGCTTGACATTCCTTCCCACCTGTCAGGCATATGTTGAAAGACTAAAAAAGCATACTGAACTTCTTCAGGAAAATTATTTATAGATACAGGTATTCGAGAGGGGTCTGGTTCTTTGCCCAGCTGACGACACATTTCTAGGTATTTCTCCGTAGAAATGTCGGATTCTTGAGTTATACTTTTTTCAACAAGTCTCAGGCATTCTTCGACTTGTTTTTCGTAAAATTTTCAAGATCTCCCAAAGTTTCTGTAACCCATGTATCAAAAGAACCTGAGTTTTTCATCAGAATTTCTGCCTCTTCTTGAGAATAAGGCAATTCTGCATCAGGGTCCATACCATCTGTATCTACTAATAGAAGCTCTTCTAAATAAGATAACTTCAGGCCAGACCATCCTTTGATTACGGCTTTACAGTATTCAGTAAGAAATTTATCATCATCTAAAACTTCTTCTGCTTGATGTGTTGAACGATTGAATTTTTTGTTAAGGCATTTTTTGCGGAGTGCTAATAACTCTTCTCGGGCTAAATAACAGAGTTCCACAGAAAAACCCAACATGCCCGGAAAATCAATCGAAACGGTCATGGAGGGTTTCATCAAAGTTTTTAGAGAAATCTCACTCATAAATACATCCTTTTGTAGTTTAAATAAAGGGGGAGTAGAACTCCCCCATAGATTTTATAATTATACAAAAGCAATATCAAAAAGTCAAGAATTATTTTTAAGGAGCTATACCTCTATAGATAATTGTTGCTTCATCCCTATTATCTACGTTACCAGCAGAAGGTTGTCCGTGGAATGCAATATCAAGAGTTAGCAAATCCTCAACATTGACTACTGGAATTTCTAAGTGCGCTGTCGGTAAGTCGAATGTCACTGAAGGTGCTGCGGTACTTCCTACATTGATTGCCATATTAAAGATATTTCGAACAGTAGTCGTATCTGCAACTAAATCTGCAAAAAGCTCTCCTGAAAGGCTACTTGATATATCGTTATCTAAATAACAAGTAAGATTTCCTGAAATTGAACGGGTTCCAGAAATATTTGCTAAAGGAGCATTTACTTGTCCTAATTCTTCTGGAGTGAGGTAAGAAATATTATTCTCAAAATTAATACTTCCTCCAGTAAGAACAATGTTATAAACATCACCAGGGCTTGGGCCGTCCGTTCTGGATAAATCAACTGTAGAGATACGATTACGAATAAAGTTTGCGGAAGAGTTCACTCCTAAAGTAATGGTAGACGCTACTGTAGCTGCTGCTAAATCTGCCAACGATCTTCCAAAACCTGACCATTGAATTGTTGCGATTCCATCAATATCAAAATCTACTGTTGCAGAGTTTACTACAGCGTCCGTAATTTTATAAACTTGAGCAGTACCTCCAGTAGGTTCAAACTGAAAATAAATATCCCAACCATCAGCAAAGTTTGAGATATCTGATTGTGAAAAATCGAAAGTATGAGTAGTAGCAGTCATTGTACTTAGGGCCCCACCACTATTGCTAAATACCCCTGTCCCAGGAGTATAAATGCTTGCTCCAGCAAACATTGCCCAAAGAACTTCCTCTACTCCATGGTTTTGATCGGGATCTAGGTCTGCATCAAGAGTAGGTCTAGCATAAGTACTAAAACTCCACTCTACTGGAGCTAAGCTATCATTAAAAAGCAA